ATAAAATAAATTAACTTGTTGTATCTGTTTCCCACCATTGATATGCGAATGTTACTGCGTATTCTTCAATAGTGTCATTAGAACCCCAATCTAAATCAATGGGGGCCAGATCAAGAGGATACATGCCAACAAATTTATAAGTTTTCAATGTGTCGCCAGTTTTTCCATACTGTGTAACTAATGCATCAACTGTGTAACCAGATGGACCAGCTGCAGCACCTGTACGAACATTACCTGCATGACTATTAATGCCGTTCATCCACGATTCTAAAGCTTTACGAATTGTGAAATCTTCGTCATTAATAATCTGTAATGTCCAGTCAGTAAATGTACGATTGCCGGCAAATTTTAGTTCACGGCCAAAATAATACAACGGTACTTGGCCAATTGTTGAACCAGGTAACTGAGCAGTCTTGGCCATAAATGTGGCTTTTTGACCTGCTGCAGTACCATTTGCTGCAATTGTTGGAAAAGTGAGCGTAACTTGAAATAGATTGGGACGTGCACCGTCACCAATCAGATTCGCTCTAAATTCTGCTACGTTGAATGCCATTCTTTTCTCCTATATCGTTGAATTATTTATTAAGCTGCGCCAACGACTTCAGTAAAATCAACACCAGTTCTCACTGCAATAAAGTTCAACTGGATGAAGTTGATAGAACGAGCAGGTTTGATATAAATGTCACCAACAAACTGATTAGAATCAATAACTTGTGCTGTATTATTTGTTGTATCACAAACAACACGGAAGTCATAGATACCACGGCGACCTTGAATATCACGGAGGAACGGTGTTACTAATGCCACAAACTGAGCACGGGTAAATTCATCATTAAATTCAAACAATGAATACTTAGCGGCTTGAGCAATTGTTTTCTCTAACACAATAAACAATCTACGAACATTAATGCGGTCAAAAGCCGAAGGTTTAATTTGTAGTGTTTTGTCACCATACAATACTGTGCCATTTCCTGGGAACGTAGCTACTGGATTAACACCTTTAGAATACAATGTATCTCTTTGTGTTTTTGTTGGATTCCATGCTAAACGAACAACGTTCTTTAGGTTGCCACGATTGAAACCGGCAGGTGAGAACCATGGATCACGAACATTGTCGGTGTTAACACAAAGACCTGCGATATCACCGTTCAATGGTATCCAACGATATACATTATTGTATTTGTCAAACATATATTTCCAACCAGAATCAGCAACAGCATAAGATGTTGAACGGCCTAATGTAGTTGTCCAATTTGTAATATTGGTTGTTTCACTACCAGTTTGATTAACAACGTTTGCTGAAGGAGGTGAAATAAATGCTAAGCAATCTTTACGAGTATTAACAATATTGTCAATTACGTATTGTTGTGTTGCAATATTACCATCACCAGTTAGTACTAAAGAAATGTCCACTTCATCACCGTTTTGAAATAAAGCAAAAGCTGTTTGTGTATTTGCTGTAGAAGGAGCATCATCTGCACCACCAGTTAAAAAATATGTACTGGTTGTGTTAGAAGTGTAATATGTTGTATTAGCTAATGGTAACCCCCATGTGCTATAATTAGGCGCAGTACTTAGTCCATCGACAGCATAAATGTATTTTGAATTGTTATAAATTACATTTTTAAAATAGTTTGAATTGCCTAAAGCATCAACGGCATCCGATCCTTTTGACATAAATGGAAATACTTCTAACACAGTATTTCTAACACCAGTAATTAAACCGCCAGTATCAACAACAATACCGTGAATCTCATCATACAATGCGCCAGCAGAATTAGCTTGTTCTGATGTTCCTGGAGCTCCAGTAAAATATGTTGCAAGTGGTACTACAATATTTGTATTTGCGCCAGCTTGATATGTGGTGATATTCCAAGTAGCAAAAGTAGCACTTGAATCACAGAAAGAAACAGTTAAAGAATTTCCTAAAGCACCAGGATACCTTGCAAAAGCTGGACCAGCAGCGGCACCGGCAGAACCAGTCAAATAAGCCGCTTGAAATACATCTTCGTTTGGAATCTGTAAAGCCGTACCACTTGTATTGGCACGAGCATTGCGGCTAGCAGAACCAACGGCACGAGCAACAGTTAAGTTATTACCATAAGCTAAGAAAGAAGCAGCAGTGAAAAATGATGTTGCTGAATTACTATCTGGTTTACCAAATTTACTTGCAAGAGTGATCTCGCTATCTATTTGAATTCTTTTTTGTGCTGGACCCCATGTAAAATTTCCAGCAAAAGCACCGGCTGTAGTTAGTACTGAAGGTACGACTGTGGTTAAGTCAACTTCAGATACGTTTACGCCTGGAGAGATTTGAAATGCCATTTTATTATCTCCTTGAATATGATGTTATATTGGCAATTAAGATACCATACGAATATTTATGAAAGGCCATATTTAGAGATTACTCATAGCGTCTTTAATAAATTTTGAATATAGTTCGGAACCATCGGCAACTTCCCACAAATCTCCGTCCATATTTTCATACCGTTCACCCAGTCCGTCATCAATAATTGGAGCCGGAAGAACTTCTTCATCTAACTGATTCATATTTTCTAACTGAATCTGTTTACGAATATCATGGTTTACGATGTCTTTAAAGTATTTTTGAGTGGCCACCCAAGCAAAAAGTACCAAAGTCATTACTAAATCATCATTATTATCATCTTCTGCCGCAAATGATGTTTTACTTGCCACAAAAGTTGTTAGTTCCGAGATGGTATCAAAATCTGGAATCAACAACTTATCACCTTCAATCAATGTTTTTAAATTGGAACAACCAATTCTTTTGACCGCCACAGACATTTTAAGGCCCATCTGTATGCCTCGGCCAAATCCACTATGTAACTGCTGTGGTTTTTTATTTCCTGTAAATATTTTCCAAAGGTTCTCATACTCTAAATCTTGGTGTATAATATCTGCTACCTGTGGATTGTTATTAATTTCAACCAAAATGTAGGCATCATTATAATATCGAGCGGCATTATGAATCACCGTAGGGAATAATATGGGTGAAATTGAAGAACTCTTATATACCGCCACCTGTTTATATGGTGTTGATGAAATATCAAACACGGAAAAAGCTGAACAGTCCAAATTACGACCTTCTGATACATCCACGGTAATACAATATAGATGGTCTTTGGTAATTTCATCGTCACCTTTAATCGGATGTTCATAGATTATCATCTTATCATGGTGAGCAATTGGTGGACTATAAGTCATCTTCTGTAGTTTGGTACCAGCAATAAGAGTGTTGGTAGAACCTAAAAACTCTGTTTCAAACTCCTGACGGAACTGATGTTCAGAAGTATTACGAATCGTTTCTTCTTTCCAATCATCATCACGACCCGGTACCATCGACCAATGCACCTCAAATGGTACATAATTGTTTCGTTTATTGATGGCGTCTGTCCATATCTTATAGAACAGATTCATGCCGTTAGGTGTAGAAACAATAATAATCTTTGTTTTTGTACCAGCAGTAATAACAGGATAAACTGAGGTAAAGAATTCTGTGGCAATATTAGATGGTACGAAAGCAAACTCATCTAAGAATACAATGTTAAACGAACCAGATCGAGCAGCTGAGGATGACGTGGAGGAGGCGATGATTACAGAACCGTTTTCTAGTTCTACTCGACCTTTGTTCCACTCAACCACACCTTGCTGTAACCACATAGGCAAATTCTCATAGGCCAATTGTAACTTACCAAGGATGCCACGAGCAGTTTCACCACGGTTGGCCAGAACAGCAATTGATTGTGCGTCTTGAAAGAGTATTGTCCAAAGAAGATACGCCACCGTGGTGGTTGTTTTACCCACCTGCCGTGGACATTTCATAATAGTAAAACGATTATTATGAAAAGTTCGTATCATGTCTTGCTGAAAATCATACATCCTGAAATCAGTTACACCGTCATCTAGTGTGATAATTTTAATGTATTTGGCAAAATAAATAGGATCCCTAGAACACTTGATATATTCATCAACTTGGTCTTGAGTAAAATTGACTTGAACTCCTACTCGTTTGAGTAGTGGGTTATCACGGTAACTTTCTTTATTCTTTGCTGGCATTGTTCTTCAATAGTTTGCTGAGTTCAGAAGTTGAGCCAACAAAAATTGCTTTATCAATATTAGTATTATTTGTTTCTTTTTTAATGCCTTCCATCTCACGCATTTCTTTTTGTATCTTTAATAATCTATCATTGGCTTCGGTCATATTTTTTAATAGGCCAGAATATACTTCAAACGCTCGTGGGTGTTGGCCAGCTTTGGCAATATTGAGTATTTCTTCCATGGCGTCTTTGCCTTGGTCAATAATACCTTGAAGATTTTCTTTTGATTGCTGATAAGCATCATTTAAATCTTGTTTGATATCTGCCTCATTATACTTGGCGGACACTACAGGCAAAGAAACTTTTTCTTCTTTTACTGTTGGTGTTACGTCAAATATTTGTTCCATGTTTTTTTCAAATTTGTTCATAGTTATTATTTATCACCTTACCCAATACCAAATAACATTTGGATTACCTATACCCGTATCATTTTGCCATGGTGAAGGTTGCCAACCAGTTTGAGTCGTCATTAACGTTCCCCACCAAGAGCCACCATCGTCATGTGTTGTTGTAAAAATTGCTCCACCAACAAGCGAAGCATTGCTTCCATTATTAGCATACCAAGGCATTCGTTTTTCTATACCATCAGTACTATAATTCCAAGTAGTAGTTCCACTTGCGCCAGTATAGAATGACGAAATTGATGTTATGTTTTGGCGGAAACCATCACTACCTGCAACATTATCTGTGCCAAATCCAGAACTATCATATTGACCCACAAAACTGTACGGTTGATTTGCCGTCCATGCACCACCGTTACGACCACGATATTGGGCATCAATCATATAATCAAAACCACTTGATGACTTTTTAATATAATCTGCCCAACCAATGATACTATAATTACCATTGGTGCCTGCGCTACCAAATGTATTGTTAGCAACTAGAGAACTAGGTGCAGAAGTTTGATTTCTCAATAAACAATTAGAGAAAGTCCAATCATAATAATTGTTTTGCATAATTAAAGTCCAACCACCACCAAGTGTGGTCATATCACAATATACTTGAACTGCTGTACCACCATTTATGTTGGCATTTTGTATCCAATATCTACCATCTGTTGAAGCTGGATATGCTTGTTTAATAGCAAATGCAGATGTACTTGCTGTGGATGCTGTAAGTCCATCGCCTGTTGATGAAGTTGCAGGCGATGCGCTAAAAGTAATTCCACCACCAATTGTAATGCCTGGTCCAATGTTCATTATGTATTAGGAAATTCTGTTATTGTGGTGGTATATGTATAATCAACGTTGGCGTTAGCAGTGTTAGCTGTAGTAGGATTAGGCACAATTGTAATTGTGGCCATTTTTTCTGCTGGTACAACGTAAGAAGTAAACTGATAATTTGAATTTGTTTTTGTGCCTATAATGCGTGCATCAGATACAAAATTACCTTGTATATTGGTCAAGTGTAATATATTATTAGTCCATAAAACAACACGACCTGATGCCGTAGATTCTTGTGCTGAATATCCTTGATATACGATTTCACCAGTTTGATATTTTCCTGTGCCGGTATTGGCCATATTAAATTGAACAACATCAGTTGATGAAATATCTTTAAATATATTTGTAATTGAAGTTCTAATTTGGCCCGTTTGTGTAGTTTTACCAAACACATAACCTTTAACAGTAAAACTTAAAGTCCAAATAATCATACGAGTTTCGGATTCTTTATCACCTTCGTAAATGATGTCGTGTGTTGTACTGTTTAACACAACAGGTATTTCTTTAACAATACCCATTTCAGGAATTAAATTTAATTTAATTGTATAATCTGGTGCAAAGAACGGTAAAATATGCTCAATGATTTGTGTACCATCTTCTATGTTTCGTACATAGATGTAAAGATTAAAATCAAAATTATATGGTACAGGATTATATTGTGAAATTAATCCAGTAGTTGTTTGTGCAAATTGTTTAAAATTAGTATTTTGTTTACGAGAAGAATCGTAAGAAAGACCTGCCATTTCAAATGACATTCTTGGTAATGCTATTTGAATTTTTTTACTTAAATCTGGATCATCTTCTAAACGTTTTACATATAATTCTTTTGTTGCATACACAATAGGTACCAACATACGTTCAGCTTCTGTTAAATCTGGATTATAACGAACTAGGGTAATATTGTCGAATAGGTTACCAAACCCAATAACCATCTTTCGAATAATTCGGTTATATGAAATATTGGCCATTAAATTTCTCCAAATGGATTGGTTTCAGAGAAATCTATAATTGCATCTGCTTGAGTATTAATATACTTGTTGTCATAACTTTCATTATAAGAATTATCTAGTTGTGAATCATAAGAAGTTAATATGTAACGTGCATTACTTGATGCACCAATAATTACAACATTATTTGTAAACTCACCAGAAATATTACTGATCATTAGAGAATTGGCCGATGGTGTCCAAGCTTGTACAATTGCCACAGAAGTGGCGTTGGCTTCAGTTTGGTCTGCGGCTTGATATACTGTTTCGTTTATTATATAATTATTTGCATTACCAGTTTTTGCGCCAGTAACCAACTTAATCATGTAACCAGAATCATTAACAATCATATCAATATCGTTAACACCAGTATCAATAATTTCTTGAGCATACTTAAATTTCTCAAGGCGTAACTCATAAAAATATGGTTGTTTACGGCCTAACGTATGAAAATCTTTTGCTTGTTCCGTAAATGTTATTTCGTACAACTCACCAGTACCATTTAAGAATGGCACATAAACCAAATCACCTTCTCTTGGTCGTGTAAATGTATTTTGTGGAACTCGTTGTTGAAATGTCCTACGAGAAACGGATACCGTTACCACATTTTTAATTTCTAAACCAAACTTAGAAAAGAACTCTTGTTGACCTTGGTAATCCATTACATCACCAGAGAGGTACATTTCTAATGGAAAAGCCGATTTGAATTTTTTAACTGGATCTTCACCATATAATATATCTCTATCTTCTGGATTTTCTATAGGCAAATAGAATGCATCAAAACCCATGATTTGCATGGATTCAACAATCAGATCCTCTATTACTCTTTGTTCGGCAGTAGAGTTGTAGTTATTAAAATATACACTTGTTGGCATATTAGTTCATCATAAATTCTAATGGAGCACCATACTCGTTTTGCATTTCGGTTTCCAGCTTCTCAATTTCACCTACTGCTTCCTCATAAATCTTTTCACCATTAAGCGTAACACCACCTGGTAATTGTAAGCCAGAAAACTTTTTGAGGTTATTTCCCCATGTTCGTTTAATTAAAGCGGTAGTATATTCTTTTAACCAACGGTCATTCCACACACGATTATATGTTGTGGCATCAATACAAGCATAACATTCGGCAACTACAATTGTACCCGCTGGTGCTTCAGATGCTCCCCATGCCCAATCAATAAAGAGTTTTCCCATATGTCGTTGGAAACGAATAGGAACTTCTCCACTAAACAATAACTCCAGTGAACGTAAATGCTGTTGAGTTAAGGTATAATTGACGTATGATGCGGAGGTGAAGTCGTAGAGTTCGTTTAGACGGAGTTGATACCGCAGGTCAAACATATTAATAGTTGCCTGAGAATCTTGAACTGGAAAAATACGAGTAACGCCAACAATGTCCAAAGGAACATTGGCAGAATCTAACACATTGGTTAAATTCAAATATTGATTATTGACATCGGTATCCGTAATCCTTCGAATATAATAGATTTTTTGAAGACCATCAAAGTGGTAGTCTTGCCAATATTGAATGGCATCATCTATTCTATCTTCTAACTGGTCATCATCAATATTGATTTCAATGACTGGAAAACCTAATCTTCTTAAACAGTAATCTTTTAAAGTTGCTCTACTTGTTACGGCCGGCATATTAACCTCCTATGATTAAGGTATTTATGCCTTGCCCCATTTAACTTTATTCCATAATCTCTCATGGCACCAGTAAATAAATGGCTTAATCACCATTTCCGTAGCACCAATACCAAGAGAAACTACTATTTCACCTGTAATAATATAAGAAATAATAATGGTGGTTAAAGTTCCACAACACCTATAACTATAGGCTTTAACCAGACTTCTTAGTGGAGATTCACCATTATTTAAGTCCCAACTCTTTACGAATCTTTGTAGCGGAGATTGAGTGTGTTTCATCATCAAATGTTTCCTGTTCAATTTTATAACCTACATCACGACCATAAGTAATATTTACAATGTTTGGTACCACCTGAATCTCATATTGTCCTTGAAACAACGGATCTAAATCTCTACGGATATATGATTTAACTTGTTCAATGGCAAAAGGATTAGAACCTTGCCATCCTTGACAGTCACGGATTTGAATAACCACTTGACCAGTTTTGGCAATCGACCTTTCAAATAGTGCTCTATGTCCTTGGTGCCATGGTTGCCAACGACCTAACATCTGTACAGTTTCTTTCTGCCAATCAAATGTTGGACGTCTACGATTCTCAATAATGTGGTTACCAATAAACTCAGCCCATTTTTCAGCATCCTGTTCGGTCACACGGAAGTCATACACCTCTGGTGAAATGAACGCTTTATTGGTATCTTCAAATCGACCTTTCTCAATGGTGTCCATCCAAATAGTCCAATCGGCTTTAAAATTGTTTCTCATTTCAATTAATGGTGCCACAAAGTCACAGATAACATAATCACCACCAGCCTCTAAAGCAAATTGTGCCATTCTTAGAGATTGGCGAATACGACCAGCATCTGAGAAATCCCAATCATTATATTTTTTACGAACTTCATCAGCATTAAACCAAGTGACTTGAGCATTAAAGCCTGTAATTGGCATCATCTCAGCAATATTATTTGTTGTACCGTTTTTCTCTAAGTATTTTTTCAAAGCTTCTGCCATAAATGTTTTGCCAGAACCCGGTAATCCCATAATCAAAATCTTTTTCATTTGTATTCCTTTATTGAGGTTTGCATAATAAATTATTTCCAACTACTGTGTAATCATATTCATACTGATTTAAAAATTGTTTGATGTCATCTATAATAGTTTTTATATTATCACAATGTTCCACAAATATAACAGGTAAATGTTTTTTAATTGTGTTAGAACCTCCAATTAAAACATCTAAGTCCATACCTTCTACATCTATCTTTAATAAATGTACCTTAGGTATGTTATAGTGTTTTAAAAACCAATCAATTGTGTGTATGTCAACAACAACCTTATTGTTTGTTTTTTCGGTAATAATATCTTCTACTAAACTAAAAGTACCAAAATCATTTTTTCTAAAGTAATTAGGTTCTTCAAATTCAATTTTAGTATTTTCTTTACCTAATCCAATGTTGTATGGATATACATTATATAGATTGTTTATAGAAGCATTTCCACACAACATTTTAAACACTTCTCTTTGAGGTTCAAAAGAATATATTTTTCCTTGAGGAAAGGCTCTGGACATCCAAGTGGTAAATGTTCCTATGTTGGCACCAATATCAAATACTACAGGCTCAGAAAATTCTTTAATTGATTCATAACAATTGAATGCTTCTATTGTTGAGGTATTTCCATGATCTAGTAACCATTGGCCATGACCAACTTGGTTATCATTACAATCAAAACGATTTACAATCATCAATCCATGGTCACAACTTAATAACACATTACGATGAACCTTATCACCTACATTAAAGACCATTTTATTCTTTCAATTTTTTAAAAGCCACTTGAAAAGAATCTGGTAAATGTATTAATTCTATTTGGTGCCAATGAGATTGTATAAACATCTCAATACCCATTCTTGGAGAGAGTTGTACAGGAGCACTACCATGTTCATCAACAAGTTTCCAACCGATTGAATCATCACATAACATTACTCCACCTACTGGTAGTAATCTCCATGAAAGTACCATATCTTCAAGCACGGCCGCAGATGTGTGGTCTCCATCAACAAAAATAAATTCAGCTGTTTCTTTTTGATGAATTAATTCAACCAAACCTTCATAACTATATTTGTTGATATATGTTACGTTGCCTACACACTTACTTAGATTATATTCAAATGTTCTTTTAATTGTTTTAAAATCAAAACTTGGATTATCATTTAATGTAGTATGTGGATCAATGGCATATATTTTAAATTTATCATTGTGAATTTTACCAAACTCTGAAACCCAAAATGTGGTTATTCCTTCAAAACAACCAATTTCTATCATTGTGTTTGGTACACCAAACTTCTCAAATAAAAATTTAATATTAGTTTGGGTTCTTTGTTTACCCATATCAACTGTAGAAATATACATATCAATTATTCTTTTTGTGCCAGTCTGCAAACCTTCCTGGCTTATGCACTCTAATGAAGATGTTAACACTTTCAGCAACGTTTGCCATAGTATTCAAATTAATATCCATTTGCTTTGGTGCTAACATGCCATCTTGCTGTTGTTGCAGCCAATACCCAACCATATTATAAGTTACATCATAAACTTCCAAATCTACGTCATGGTATAATCCAAATGTGCTGTCGCTTAATTTTTTAGCAATAGATTCAAAATTTACTTTTTGGTCAAACATTTTAAAAGTTTTGGCAGTCAATGGCCTAACATGAGTGTAATCGTCCCAAAACAAATCACACCGATGATGTGGTACATTGATAAACCATTCTGCTTGATCTGCACTTACTCGATACATTTCTTTGATAATATTGGTAAAAACTTTTGGATTTTGACCTAAATGTTCCAAAACATTATCTGCTGTAATTTTTTCAAAGAAGTTATCTTCGTATGGCCAAGGAGTTATTTCAAAATCCAATACCTCATCAGGATTACATTTGGCTTCTGTGTCTACGTTCCAATGGTCGTTTAATTTTTTAAATCCACAACCCATGTTTAGTTTTTTATTTTCTGGTGTCATAATATATCCTTTTATTAAATCCAAGCATTCCAAAATATTTCACGATTATACTGTTCGTAAATATCGAGTCCAAGATACTCAACACAATTGACTGTGGTACGATCAAGTGTTGGTTTGATTTTATGTAGATTAGGTAAACCAATTGCCATATCATTATAATTTTCAGTTTGAACAATCTTTTCAAAATCATGTTCAAACTTTGGTAATTCTAAAAATTCATAGATACGTTTAGTTTGACTTTTTGGACTATTACAAAAACGATTGTAATCAATAAAAAGAAAACGATCCAAATAACCCATAGTAATCGCATCTTTAATATTTCTATGAGATAGCCCCATTGCTCCTTCAGGACCAGCATAGTAATAGGCTCTAGAAGCAATATTAGATCCTTCTCTTAAAGAAGAATCTGCTTTGGTAAAGAACAAAGGATTTTCTTTTCTAAGTTTTTCAAAAGAAGTTAAAATTTCGGCTGGGTTTCTAACGCAAACAATAATTTTAACTTTACGATCCAAGGTTGCTTCAACTTGTGGCAACAATGGAATCCATCCACGGTCTTTGTCAATAATAAAAGGCCTATCAATATGAGAATAATATCCTTGTAATACTGATTTTAAAACTCCAGCTTTGGCATCTGTATTATTATATTCTTGATTTTGTTCCATACTAGACCAAGAAGCGTTGATACTACCAAATATAGAAGATAAAGAACTTACGGATTCTCCGTGAACTTTTGGATTTTGTTTGAGTATGTTTGTTATGAGAGTGGAACCTGATCTTGGGAGACCTGCCACAAAATGTATGGTTTTTTCCATGATTACCTTTTCAGTTTAAATTATAAAATCAAGATTTGACGCTTGTTGTATATTTATGTGCTTATTTTTTTAGCTTTTTGTTTTTTAGTTTTTTGAGGAAACCGCTCTTTTAATTCATCGGAAACCTTTTGAAAGGTTTCTGTCCAATCTCCAAATTTAGTTTGCCTAAAAACTTTAGTGGTGTTTTGATACCAAGGACTGTGGTCTCCACCATATGCCCAAACATGATATGGTAACAATGGCACAATTACCCATGTGGGTTTACCCATTGCTGAAGCAAGATGAGCTATACTAGTACACGAAGTAATTACCAAATCTAGATTGGCTATACATGCAGCCGTATCTTCCCAAGAAATTATTAAATGCTGAAGATCGGATATTTTCTCAGGCAATTCTTTTATATCTGTATCTCTTTGTAAACTATAGAATTGTATATGAGGGAAATCTTTGTGTAAATTAATTAATTTTTCTGCAGGAAAAATACGAAACTGCTGATGTTCAAAAAGAGGACTACCGCTCCAACGAATACCAACTTTTATTTTTTCTGTGTTTAACATTGTTTTCCAAAGATCCACACTTTCATCCTTGGCAAAAATGTAAGGCTCGTTTGGTAAAGTATCAAATTCATGGCCAAATAACCAACTAGCACTAAATCCTGGAATCCAAAAATCATGATATGTTCTAGATACTTCATCTAAAGTAATACATTCTTTAACACCAGGAATCCGTAGAAAGAGTGGGTGTAATAATTTTTCACAACACATAATACATTTACCGCCTCGTTTCCAAATCTCTGTGGCAAATCTAGCGTAAATCATTTGGTCACCAAAACCACATTCCATATTTAAAATAACAGTTTTACCTTTTAAATCACTTTGGTCCCAAATTGGCTTGGTCGTATTAATTTTACCACTACCATAAACTTTGAGTGCTCGTCCATTTTCAAGACATTGAAATCCTTCTTGTAATTTTCCTTGATTAATAAGAAACCAACCACGATTAAATTTTGCTTTTGGATCTGTAGGATCTAAAGCTTCCAATTCTTCAGCCAATTTCCAAGCTTCTTCAAATCTTCCTCTTATCATCAAATTCAATTGCTGATCAATCATATGCATAATCTAAAACTCCTGTAAAATAATTATATAGATATTTAGTAAAGCTTTTTATGAAATTCCTACTGTATGATCGTTACCACCAGCCACAGCAGTCCATGAGCTAGATCCTATTTGAACTGGACTGGATCTAGTGGTAGTTGTACCATCTCCTAATTGACCTTTACCATTATATCCCCATGTAAACAATGTACCACCAGAACGTATAGCTGCTGAATGATTTAGACCAGCAGATACAGCAGTCCATGAGCTGGACCCTATTTGTACTGGACTAGATTTGCTTATATTTGTATCATCACCTAAACGGCCATAAGTACCAGCTCCCCATGTAAATAAGTATCCATCAGAACGTATAGCTGCTGTAATTGCACCACCAGCAGATACAGCAGTCCATGAGCTGGATCCAATTTGAACTGGACTGAATCTATTAGTAGTTGTACCATCACCTAATCGACCTAGGTTATTAGATCCCCATGTAAACAATGTACCACCAGAACGAATAGCTGCTGTATGAACACTACCAGGACCAGCAGCCACAGCAGTCCATGAGCTGGATCCTATTTGTACTGGACTGGATTTTTGAGTACCAAAACCACCAGTACCATCTCCTAATTGGCCACTTTGATTAAGTCCCCACGTAAACAAAGTACCACCAGAACGAATAGCGACTGTGTGACTAAGACCACCAGCCACAGCAGTCCATGAGCTGGATCCTATTTGAACTGGACTGGATCTAGATGTGCTTGTACCATCTCCTAATTGGCCATATGTATTATTTCCCCATGTAAACAATGTACCACCAGAACGAATAGCTGTTGTATGATCACGACCAGCAGCCACAGCAGTCCATGAGCTAGATCCTATTTGAACTGGACTGGATCTACTAGTAGTTGTACCATCTCCTAATTGGCCAGCATTAACTCCCCATGTAAATAATCTTCCATCAGAACGAATAGCTGCTGTATGAGTACCACCAGCACTTACAGCAGTCCATGAGCTGGATCCTATTAATAAGGGAGAAGGTAGAATAACCACAGCATTATTTCCTACTGTTACTGGACTGGATTTAGAAACGCTTGTACCATCACCTAATCCGCCAACACCGTTATATCCCCATGTAAACAATATATTATCAGAACGAATAGCAGCTGTATGACCTCTAAATAAACTATTATTACCACCACCAGCCACAGCAGTCCATGAGCTGGATCCTATCTGTGTTGGACTGGATCTAGAAACAATTCCACTATTGCCTAATTGGCCTTGAGCATTATATCCCCATGTAAACAAAGTACCACCAGAACGAATAGCTACGGTATGCCTACCTCCAGCAGACACAGCAGTCCATGAGCTGGATCCTATTTGTACTGGCCTGGATCTATTAATACCAGAAGTACCATCTCCTAATTGACCACTTAAATTACCTCCCCATGCAAACAAATATCCATCAGAACGAATAGCAACTGTATGAGATATACCAGCAGTTACAACAGTCCATGAGTCGGCTCCAAGATCGGATCCAAGCATTACTGGACTGGATTTATCAGCAGTTGTATCATCACCTAATTGACCTCTGGTGCCGGCACCCCATGCAAATAAGGTACTACCGGAACGAAGAGCTGCTGTATGATAATCCCCAGCAGACACAGCAGTCCATGAGCTGGATCCAATTTGAACTGGACTGGATCTAAAGGTAGTTGTACCCTCTCCTAATTCACCACTAGCATTTCGACCCCATGTAAATAAGGTACCACCAGAACGAATAGCTGCTGAATCAAAAAAGCCGGCAGATATAGCAGTCCAAGAGCTAGACCCTAATTGTCCTGGATTGGATTTGTCAACAGTTGTACCATCTCCTAATTGGCCAGCAGAATTACCTCCCCATGTAAACAATGTACCACCAGAACGAATAGCCATTGTATGACCACCACCAGCACTTACAGCAGTCCATGAACTGGATCCTATTTGTACAGGACTGGATTTCTCAACAGTTGTATTATCTCCTAATTCACCACTAACATTTCGACCCCATGTAAATAAGGTACCACCAGAACGAATAGCTGCTGTATGAGAACCACCAGCACTTACAGCAGTCCATGAGCTGGAACCAATTTGAACTGGACTGGATTTGTCAACAGTTGTACCATCTCCTAATCGACCATAAGTATTCCGGCCCCATGTAAACAAGTAGCCATCAGAACGAATAGCAGATGCAAAATAATTCCCAGAATCCACAGCCGTCCATGAGCTGGATCCTATTTGTACAGGACTAGATTTCTGGGTACCAGCACCACTTGTACCATCACCTAATTGACCATAACTATTTCGGCCCCATGTAAACAAGGTACCACCAGAACGAATGGCTAATGAATGGTTTCTTCCAGCACTCACGGCTGTCCATGAGCTGGATCCAATTTGAACTGGACTGGATTTATTGGTAGCTGTACCATCACCTAATCGGCCATAAGGATTATATCCCCATGTAAACAAGTAGCCATCAGAACGAATAGCAGCTGTAAAATCATTACCAGCAGATATAACAGTCCAACTCAAAGCACTACCTCCAATTACAACTGGACTTGATTGCACTATAGCCCTAGATCCTATCTGTACTGGACTGGATTTAGTGGTAAGTGTACTATCTCCCACTTGGCCCGCAGTATTAAATCCCCATGTAAATAATAAATTATCAGAACGAATAGCTCCCGCATGATAAGAACCACCACCAGCCACAGCAGTCCATGAGCTGGATCCTATTTGCACTGGACTGGATCTATTGGTGATTGTACCATCTCCTAATCCGCCACCACTATTATTTCCCCATGTAAACAAGTAACCATCAGAACGAATAGCTGCTGTGAAAGCTGCGCCAGCATTTATTACAGTCCAGGAACTAGATCCTATTTGAATCGGACTGGATTTGCTATTAGCATCACCGGATGTACTATCACCTATTTGTCCTCTGTAATTACCTCCCCATGTAAATAAGGTACCACCAGAACGAATAGCTGCTGTATGAGAACCACCAGCAGATACAGCAGTCCAAGAGCTGGATCCAATTTGAACTGGACTGGATAGTGAAACAAGATTATTTCCAACCGTTACTGGACTGCTTTGCCTGAATCGTTGGCCAAAACTAATTTGTCCTAATTGGCCATAATTATTAATTCCCCATGTAAATAAGGCAGCATAAAAACCACTAGAACGAACAGCTGCTGTATAATATCGGCCAGCAGACACAACAGTCCATGAACTAGATCCTATTTGTACTGGACTGGATGCATTGGTGGTTGTACCATCTCCTAATTGGCCTTGGGTATTTCGACCCCATGTAAACAAAGTACCACCAGAACGAATAGCTGTTGTATGATCTTGACCACCAGCCACAGCAGTCCATGAGCTAGAGCCTATTTGCACTGGACTGGATCTAATGGTTTTTGTACCATCTCCTAATTCGCCATTAATGTTATTTCCCCATGTAAACAAGGTACCACCAGAACGAATAGCTCCTGTATGATAAGCACCAGCATTTACAGCAGTCCATGAACTAGATCCTATTTGAACCGGACTGGATTTAGAAACATTCGTACCATCTCCCAATTGGCCATAATTATTTTGACCCCATGTAAACAAAGTACCACCAGAACGAATAGCTGCTGTGTGTCGAGCACCAGCATCTACAACAGTCCATGAGCTGGATCCTATTTGTACAGGACTGGAACTATTGGAGGTACCACCAGCTCCTAACTGACCAGTACCATTATATCCCCATGTAAACAATGTACCACCAGAACGTATAGCTGCTGTATGAGATAAACCAGCATTTACAGCAGTCCATGAACTAGATCCTATTTGAACCGGACTGGACCTATTAAAACCAGAAGTATCATCACCCACTTGTCCCCGAAAATTACCTCCCCATGCAAACAAATATCCATCAGAACGAATAGCTGCTGTATGAGTACCACCAGCAGCCACAGCAGTCCAAGAGCTGGATCCAATTTGAACTGGACTAGATTTACCAACAATTGTACTATCTCCTAATTGGCCTTGGGTATTTCGACCCCATGTAAATAATAAATTATCAGAACGAATAGCTGCTGTATGGTAACCACCTGCAGACACAACAGTCCAGCTAGATAAATTTGTTAGTGACTCATTTCCAATTTGGCCCGCACTTCCAAGACCCCATGTAAACAAGTATCCAATATTATTAATAGCAACTGTATGAGTACCACCACCAGACACAGCAGTCCATGAGCTGGATCCTATTTGTACTGGACTAGATTTATCAGCAGTTGTACCATCTCCTAATTGGCCTTGAAGATTATATCCCCATGTAAATAAGGTACCACCAGAACGAATAGCTGCTGTATGATTAAAACCAGCATCTACAACAGTCCATGAACTAGATCCTATTTGTACAGGACTGGATCTAGTGGTAACGCTACCATCTCCTAATTGACCTTTACTATTACCTCCCCATGTAAACAATGTACCACCAGAACGAATAGCAACTGTATGAAGATAACCAGCAGACACAGCAGTCCATGAACTGGATCCTATTTGTACTGGACTGGATCTAGTGGTAGTTGTACTATCTCCTAATTGGCCATAATTATTTCGTCCCCATGTAAACAATAAATTATCAGAACGAATAGCAGCTGTATGAGAACCACCAGCAGCCACAGCAGTCCAGCTAAGCAAAGCTATTGTATCTCCATGCCCTAACTGGCCATACCTATTAAATCCCCATGTAAACAAGGTACCACCAGAACGAATAGCAGCTGTATGAGAAGCACCGGCAGCCACAGCAGTCCATGAGCTAGATCCTATTTGAACTGGACTGGATTTATTGGTAAGTGTATCATCTCCTAATTGTCCTTGAAGATTATATCCCCATGTAAATAATGTGCCACCTGAACGAATAGCTGCTGTATGATTACCACCAGCAGCCACAGCAGTCCATGAGCTAGATCCAATTTGTACTGGACTGGATTTACTAGCACCTAGGCCGCTTGTACCATCTCCTAATCGACCATAAGTATTAAATCCCCATGTGAACAAAGTACCACCAGAACGAAGAGCAGCTGTATGTCTAAATCCAGCAGATACAGCAGTCCATGAGCTGGATCCTATTTGTACTGGACTGGATCTATTGGTAGTCGTACCATCACCTAATAAGCCATTATTATATCCCCATGTAAACAAGTAACCATCAGAACGAATAGCTGCTGTATGAGAACTACCAGCACTTACAGCAGTCCAACTGGATAAAGGTGTTGCTACAGTTGTTCCTAACTGGCCATAAGCATTACTTCCCCATGTGTATAAAAATTTATTCTCGGCTGGAGCAGCTGCAGAAGCACCTTTAGCTAAAAGTTGTTCAATGAATAACATTTAATTTTCTAATGATGGCCAATTGACTTGAGCAATATTCACAACCTCATTTTCTGAATATACTTGTATAATATCTCTTAGAGCTTGTCGATATATAATCCATTTATTTTTGGTGTTTTCATCAAATAAATTTTGTACATCTTGTAATTGAGTCCAGTCAGAACTAACTAACAATTCATTTCTTTTTTTTCTTAGTTCTTCTATAAATCTATATTTTAAAGTGGAGAATTCTTCAATAGGTTCTGGTTCTTTTTCAGTTAGAATAATACTTTCTAAAACATCATTCTCTCTAATCTCATAATTATATCCACTTACATGATGAGTTAAATCATTCCACGTTTCATTTTGTTTAGTTACAGGATACCAACCTACAGATTTTAAAAAAGGCAAATCATCAGCAGCCAAATTTAGTCCGCTTACATTTCTCCAATTATTAGGTAGTAAGTCATATTGACCTGTAATTTCATTATTTTCTATGTGTACCCAATTTGCCATTTTTAATATCCGTTATTTGCTGTCTACCATAGAGGCCACACCTCGCCAATTTAAACCGCCGTCATCTGTAATAAATGTTAACACATCAACACCAGCTGCTGTAAGAGATGGTGCTGTACCTCCAGGCCATTTGACTGCCGAAGGCCAAGTTAATGCTGAAGAACCTCCGTTGGTAAGCTCTAAAACAAAACCAATGGCCGCAGGAGGTGCAATTGGATTAGAAAATACCCAAGTTGTAACACCCGTTACAGTTGCTGATACATAATTACCTAAAGTTAAATCTATGGTTCTAGTACCAGAACCAGCACCCAATACATTATGTGTTGTACCATATTGAGTAATTGCTCTGTTACTGTTTATGTATGGAGAACCTAATATAGAATATGAATTGGCTGTTATGATACCAGTATGCGAACTCAATAAAACTTCTACGTTGGTGACTTGTGTGCCACCAACGGGTAAAGTTTTGAAAAGCCGATTTGATGTTGGGTCATACACCTCATCTCCAAGCCGTTGGCCATTTAATGAGGTGTTTGCCGATACTACATGCCGAATATAATCCCGAGAGGACATTTTACCTCCCTATTAAGCTTGCGCCTCTGTCCAACTAATACGAGCATTAATTGAATTTGTTGTAACAGCAGTAACGTTAGTTGCAACAACTGTAATCATATCAGGACCATCAGGGTAGACGTTTGCATTGGTACTAGGCACGGTTAGTGAATTACCACCACCTAAAATAGAATTACCAATATCTCGAACTAAGTCCAAAGGAGCATCAGTCACACCTGGTGTTGTTGTAAAGAAACCATAGATATCTTCACCACCAGTAATTGTTTGTCCTACTGTATGAAATGCTACTTGTGATAAACTTGAACCGCCAGCATTAACAAATGTTCCGCCAGACAGACGGCCATTTAATCGCAATGTAATCAAAAATGTCATACCTGATCCGGTGGTAAATGCATCAACTCCCCGTAACACCATCTGCATACGATTAACAATTTCACGTTGTCCTAACAAACCAGATAAACCACTATCTACCGAAGGTGATATTCGAATTGTCATTAACGGCTGAACTGCATTAGCTCCAATGTTGGAAATTGTTGTTCTCATACCAGCAACGAATACAAAACCTTTATCGTCATCAAAACGGCCATCCATAATCACAGAAGAACCCCAATGACTAATCGTTGATGCTTGACCTGGTGAAAAAGATTCAACCAATGTTGGCGCAGTTGCTGAATAGGTAAACGCTGTAGTTGTAGGAGTACCTAATGCAATGCCGCCAGTATTGGCAGAGTTACGTTGTAGGCCAGTAAATGTTGTTTGTGTTTTACCTGTATAATAAATGTATTCAATTGCACCGCCAGCAGAAGATGGTGCAGATATCGCTAACACACCGACTGATGGGAATAGCGTGGTATCATTAACTGACATTGTTGTTGCACCAATGGCCAATGTTGATGATAAAAATGTTTTAGCAGGAAGTGTATTGGTTTCATAACGAGCAGGTAAATTACCAGAACGCATGTAAGCTTCTGTGTTAATGTTGTTGTTTGGCATACGATGACAGTAGAATACTTCACCCCGAGTATTTTTAAAACCAAAACGAATTGCGCCAGCACCATACCAAGTAAAGTCAATATAGAACATTTGCATCTTAGTCAAATCTAAATTATATAAACTTGCTCCTGTACCATTACAACGGTCAATGTTCCATTCAGATTGTGGAACTCGTAAATCAATTGTTTTACTTATTGCACAATTTGTAATTGTTACACCACGATATTCTGGGTAAATAACCAATGTGGTGTCTGAAAGAATTGATTGTACAAGATAACTCATGCCTCGAATAACAATATAGTCACTAGGTTTTAACTCGGCACTAAACTTGGTTGCACTACCAGTAAGGATATTTCCACCAGCTGAAATTGCTGTATTGCCAGAAAGCTGTGTTGTGCTTGAACGGCGAACACAATAAATTTGTTGGCCATCATATTCAAAGAAGAATCCG